GATGAAAACTGTTAAAGCGATTCAACAGCGTTCAAAGATCATGAGGGGTCCGGACTGGTGTCCGGGCTCCGCGGGTCCCACCTCTCCCTCAGGGGAGAGGCGTAGAGAGGCCCCCACTTGTATAACCTTGGTTATACGAGGGGCACACCAGAAGTCGAATGGAATCCGACTTAGGGTCTCTCCGCGGATCGTTGTCACAGCACCGATTCGGAGGTGGTTGCATGCCCTAGTGATGGGATGTGCAACCGCCTTCGGGTCGGCCTGGAGCAACGTGTGGGGCGGTGGGCCTTCAAGCTCTCATCGCCGTGCCGCCCGGCACGGCTTTGAGAGACTTGTTGACTGTCTTCTGAAGGAATCCGTAAGGACTTCTCCGAAGACAGCCTTCAAGGGCCTATCGAATTGGGTTCGTCGGGTGGCTGTTGAAGATACCCTAATGGGAATCGAGACACCACCCTTCTTACCTCCCTTGACTACTTGTTTCGCCGGTGAGTTGGCACTCGCCGGCTTCACGTTCGACGTGAGGAAGCAAGTATTGCACCAGTTATCTCGGTTTGCCCGAGCTGGTCCGTTACCGGTTTCGAGTGATGTGCTCCTTGCCAGGAGAACACATCTCGAGGACCTCACCGCTAAGTTCCCCGTGAGAAGGGAGCTTAGGGTGTGGTTCCGGAGGTTCGCGAGGTCTTGGACCAAGCGACACCAACGGGAATCGGTTGCGACCTTCCCAACATCCTTATCAGCGACCTACGGGTCAAAGGTAAAGGATGGTGGGTTAATTGCTGCGATGAAGGCTTCAGTTGAAGCCTTCAAGTTAAGGTCCTACACGAGTTGTATTGATAGTATCAGATGCGTACTAGCCGATCTCCCTTGGGGGCTCGACTATTCCGCACCTGATGCTCCCTGTTCCAAGAAGCAGGCTATCATGGTGGGCGAATCCTTGTTCCCTTGGCGGGATGAGTATTCTTACCACCACGACGTGGGGCCCCAGGAATGGGAGACACTCGTCGAGCACTTGTACGCTTACACGGCAATGGCCGTGGAGCTCAAGGAAATGATGGCTGCAGGTGATCTTCCGAAGATCAGGCAGGTTGTGATCCAGGAACGTGGGGAGAAAACGAGGATGGTGACACCTGTGTCATCTCCTGTCGTTTATATCTCCATGTACCTGAATAAGCTCCTACTAAACCTGCTCAAGCAGGATCCCCGAGCTGACCCAGAGGACCCAACACCCATGTTGAGTTTCGCTAGGTTAGTGGAGGGAGCCTGGCGGTCCCGAGATCATGTCCTACGATCTGTAGATATGACTCGTGCGACCGACTTGATGCCTTTTGGGGTCGTCTCTCCGATAGTGGAGGGAATCCTTGATGAAGTGGCTTGGTCGCCATTTCTCAAGGATGCCCTCCGTTATTGTACTGGGCCCATGCAACTGAGTGTGGAACTTGTTCCACACCCGTCGCATCACCAAGTCACCACCTGTGGTGGTATCTTGATGGGGCTGGGTACGTCTTGGCCCATACTCTGTCTATATAACCTCGGTTTGATAGAAAGAGCATGGACCCAGACGGGGTATCGACGACGGACGAAGGAATGGGAACGTTCTCGCGTCAGAGTAGTCGGGGATGATCTCCTCGGAGATGTACCTAAGGCTGTCTCTGACGCGTACACGTCCATTCTTGCGATGACAGGTGGTGCCCCATCAGCTGGGAAGGATCTTGAATCCTCCACCTGTGGGGTGTTGGTGGAAGAGATAATCGTGATGAGGGCACGGAGCCCTATCAGATTGTCTTGGAACCAACATTACACCGCTTGCCATCTCAAGACTGGTCCCATCCGTCCATTGTTGGAAGGAGTGCCCCTTGAACGGGGTGCACCCCCATGTCCGCTATGGATGATGGGTCCGACAATGTGCCGAGCAATAAATGAGTTTAGGGATCCTGAAGGGGTGGTGAAACACCTCCAGGATTACTATTACAGGATTTATCGCTCGTTCGTTATGCAGGGCGTGCCGCCATGTCTCCCACGTGAAGTGGGTGGTCCTGGTATGCCTGGGCTTCCTAAGGATATTCGTCGCGCCTTTCGGCATCTTTGGCCCAAATGGGTTAGAGCTGTGAGGTGTGCGATGTCCCAGGATAGCTCAACAGTGCTACTGAGCCACCTGTCTTCAGCGTGGTCTGCGACGGGCCAGAACCTCCCCTCATGGGAGCGGGAATTCTGGATAACCGCCGCCGCAGAGGCGGTGCGATCTCTAGGGTCGGTGGAAGATGTGGATGGGCGTGGTCCAACACCTGATCAGTGCGCGGAGCGTGCTCTCGCAATGATTTCAAACGTAAGACGTTTGATAGGGACCCAGGTCCCGAAGGAACCCATCTACAAGTTTAGCTCCGTGAAGCGAAAGCTCCGGAGGGGAATTCAGGTTTTGAATTCTCTGGTCCCCTGGCCACGGCTTAAGGGGACAGCTAAGGATCTCGGGAAGGGTGTTCACTCGTACTTGGTGAAGACGAGGAAAACACTCAACCCGAGAGCCCTTCTACCGATCACACATGTGACAACGGTCAAATTTGGACCAGTACAGCCGTACGATCCGTGCGGCTTGTTTCTGGTTGACTTCTAGGGGTGTACTGTGGGGTTTACCCCTACTACCTAGCGTAGTCCACTCAAGGAGCGGGGAGAAGATCCCTGCAATCCCCTTGTGGTGTGGCTGGGTAGGATGGGTACTCACCTGTAGCGGGATAAACTACGGGGCCGGTGCGATAGGTCTGGTAAACCATACGCAGGCGGCCCTATAGCTCAACCGGAGCTAGCGCGGTACACCCG